GTGGACAGACGAGTTAGTCTGAACACGGACCTTCTCACTAAGGCCGACGATGAAACAGCTAGTAGCGCTGCGAAGACTGTTGTCCGAAACAGGATTGGGAGATGCAGGTGAGCCAAGATCCATCGCAGTTGCGACCCACAAAAACTCGTACGAGTTGTTTCCGAGTAAGACGGCAGAACCATTGCCGAAGGTAGTTCCACCAACAGGAGCTGCAGCGGTGACGTTGGTGTATGAAAGACGCGCGTCCCTCTTCTTGACTGACGTAATGTTGAGTATTCTTTTCTTGCTCATTGGACGGCGAGTAATGCGCCTCGTAGATCGCCTTGCGCCTTTTTTGCGATAGGTTGATTTCCGGCGAGTGAATCGGGAACGCTTACGCGTACGGGACGTGCGAGAGTAGGCCATTGCTGTGCGGTGGTTTCCCCAAGAGCACGGGGTGAGCGTGGGCTATAAGTAGGCAGAGGGTGCCTCCGCCTCCGTTGGTATAATATTAGTTTCCAACGGAGCCTTCGAGCTGCAAGTCACATGCCTTATGTCTTCAATGCCAGATACGCCCTTATCACCTACGCTCAATGTGGAGAGCTTGATCCTTGGGCCGTTAACGACCACTTTTGTAGCCTGGCTGCAGAGTGCATCATTGGAAGAGAGCATCATCAGGATGGAGGAACTCACCTCCATGTGTTTGTTGATTTCGGACGGAAGTTCTATAGTCGAAGAACTGATGTTTTCGATGTGGGAGGGTACCACCCAAACATTGAATCTTCTCGAGGCACACCAGAGAAGGGATTCGATTATGCGATCAAGGATGGAGATGTTGTCGCAGGGGGACTCGCCAGGCCGATACCGCGCTCACCAGGAAATGACTCGACTCATGCTAAGTGGGCTCAGATTGCGAGTGCGAGAGATAGAGACGAATTTTGGTCACTGGTGTTCGACTTGGATCCGCAGCGTGGCTGCTGTTCTTGGGGTAACCTGTCCAAATTCGCAGATTGGAAGTTTGCACCCCAACCTCCTGGGTATGACACTCCAAGAGGCCTTGAATTCCACACGGGCCGATTTGATGGACTCAATGATTGGGTACAACAGTCTGGTGTGGGATCTGAAGAATCACGAGTAGGTAAGTGACGCTGCGCTAGCAATCATAGTTTTGGTCAGGAGGTGGTGCGATGTGTGTACCGCACTCTTACGGTCGCCAAGGCTCCCTCCAGCGGTGAGCCGGGAACCGTCGTCCCTCCTCTCCCGTCACCTTCCGTGCTAACTGTTTCAGGTAGATGTATGTCCCTGTGCATATATGGAGAGTCTCGATTGGGCAAGACTCTGTGGGCAAGGAGTTTAGGCAGCCATATTTACTGTGTCGGATTACTCTCCGGTGAAGAGTGTCTACGAGCTAGTGAAGTAGACTATGCCATTTTCGACGACATAAGGGGGGGAATAAAGTTCTTCCCCTCATTTAAGGAATGGCTAGGCTGCCAAGCTTGGGTATCGGTGAAATGTCTATACCGAGAACCTAAACTCGTACAGTGGGGGAAACCGAGTATCTGGATTAGTAACACAGATCCACGTAATGAGATGCTACAGGCAGATATTGATTGGATGGATAAGAATTGCATTTTTGTATGTGTAGACAGCCCTATTTTTCGTGCCAATACAGAGTAGCTGCAGGGTTCCAAGTCATGCTATCACTAGTCGTGCTACCAAGGATAGGTTTGATGATGTCATAGACATACATGTCCCCAAAGCCAGCTTTGCCAACATTTGAATACGGTGACGTAAACTGATTCGTCCCAGCCTCATCATCATCGTAAACGAGGTTCTTCCTGATAGGGATCCAGAAGGGCTTAACCATGTTGACGCCAGAGTCGTTACCAGATTGAATCTGCATAGTCTTATCAAAGATAACAGTAACGTTATTAGTATCCACCTTAGCGGTGAGGGTGTCATCCCAGTCGGTATTTTGCACACCACGAAAAACGAGGCCACGGATGATGGTATCATTTACCCAATTGGATACCGAACGAACCCAACCAGACCCAGCTTCGAAATTAGCCAATGGCTTAACAGACGTTTGCGCATTGATGAGACCAGGACCCTTCTGCGTGAACACAATTCGACGCCAAGACCAGTGGACAGACGAGTTAGTCTGAACACGGACCTTCTCACTAAGGCCGACGATGAAACAGCTAGTAGCGCTGCGAAGACTGTTGTCCGAAACAGGATTGGGAGATGCAGGTGAGCCAAGATCC